CTGTAGAACACATACTCGTCGCTTTTGTAAATATATTCATGTATCGAAGGGAATATTCACCCGAAATTTTGGGACTTTCTTCCGTACATTCAATATTCGTTTCCTGGTTCGCAAAATCTCCCATACACTGTAGTTTAAGATTTGTACCTTCCCTGGTTATCTCTATAATATTACCAATATTATGCATATCTCTACATATTCTTTGAAAATCCATGGAGGCCATTGGTGTAATAGTAGTCATGGTCATATCTGGTACTTCAATTTGGTTTTCATTTATATCGAGTAATTTTAGAGCAAATTTAGTACATGTTTTCTTCGATTCATTATGAATTTCAATATTCATAAACTCTTTACAATTTATACTCATTACGAGAACATCATTATTTGTTATCGATTTAAGAAGTTTAAATGTATTCGCAACATTTATACCCGCAATTATATCGGTTTCACATGTATATTCTTCGAAATTATCTGATGAGAGATACATATCTACTAACGATGTACGTGCTGTATCGAGAGTTACGATGTATATACCATCGGGTTTAAAGTATATATTTACATCGTTTAGTATATCCTTGAGTACTTCAAATGTTGATTTTATGGCACTCGCCTGAATTGTTGCCAATTTCATATCTAAAATATACAAGTTTTAATTCTTTATATTCTTATTATATGCATCCGATACACTTTGATTAATCTTATCTTCAAGTTCGGGTGTCATAGCCGGCTGTAAAGTTCTACCATAGTCATCTAAACCAAATAAGTCTCCTGAACCCTCCCCTTCTAAAGATGTTGTTGAACAGCCACCAAAGTTACACGACTCTAATTCCTGTACCGGTAAAAGTGATTCTAACCAATTTCGTATTTCATTCCCGACTAAAAGTTTACCGTTTTTTGTAAGCATGGTTGGAACACGTGTAATTTTATTTCTATATTGTGGTGGTATACCCAATTTGTTAATGTTATGATAATTAACAATTTGTTTGAGTTGTGGATGTTTATTAATATAGTCAATTATATCCAAACTATGATTACACTGTGGACTATAAATTAGAAGGGACATATCTTAAAATAAAGTTTACTTTTTTTTTATTAAAAAAACACATTTTTACACATTTTTTTTATATACAAAAGATAGAGGAAAAAAATAAAATCTTTACCCGTTTTGGTGATTACCAAAAAAAAACTTTTTTTTATTTTATACAAAGTATCTCCTTGAGAATGATGTTGAAATTCAAAAATAATTTTTCTTTTTACTAATCACCAAAACGAGTAAAGATTTTGAATAAAATAAAAATAAGTATTAATATTAAATAATGAATACTATACTATTAATATTATTAATACTTACTGTACTCGTGACCATGTCCAGGACGGAAATGTTTACAGAGCAATTCGGATTCTCTGGATATACTAAACGAATTGAACCCGTGATATTGAACGACGGCCAAATGGATTTATCTGATTACGAAGAATCGGGTGAAGAAATTGAAGTATCGAGTGATCTCATGCAAGAGATGGTTCTCGCAACAAACAAAGAAGTTTCTAAAAAAACTGGTCTCTGTACGTATATTATTGAAACGTTATCTGTAAAAAAATATATAAATAAAACGAGTAATCAGGAAATATACAGGTGTATGTTTATGTCAGTGAAACATAAAGGATTTTCATTCGGGTTTTCTGTTACGTCTGATTTACGAATCATAGATGGTCGTGCGACTGTACTTAATGTGAGAACACAACCTATAGATGTTAAACCTCCAACTGATCCAAGTATTTACCAAAAATCTATAAAAGGTAAAGAATTTGAAGATTATACAGAAGTTAGACGAAGTGAACTTGATATAGTTAAAAACACTGAATTAGTGGATAAGATTATACCCGATCCACAAGCCATGTATGGAAAACCACCAGTTGATGCTCCCATTGATCCAACTAACCTAGTTCCAGTTATAAAACCAGAACAAGGTGTTATTAAGGATAAAATAGTATACCCCCCAAACATGTAAAATTACAAATTAAAAGTTCTTAACACATCATAATGATCAGTATCGATGAAATAACACGTATAGCTGAAAAGAGAAACCAATTGAAAAAGGAAACATATACCAAAATTTACGAACAGATTTCAAAGAAGATACGTCAGTCAGTAGATTTGGGACACAAGTACCTTTTTTGTCAAATACCTTCTTTTGTTATGGGATACCCCCATTTTAATAGAGCAAAAGCGCTACAATATATAAAACGACAATTTGAAATAGGTGGATTTACAGTTCAGATTATAGGCGAATACGAATTATGTATTTCATGGAAACCGAAAAAAAAATCACGAAAAAATGAACAACGCGAAGATCCAGAAGACACAGAGGATTTTCCAACACTCGTAAACCTTAAAAAAGCCGCAAATAAATACAGGGGGAAATAATTGATGCGTGAGACTTAAAGTTTAAATATGTAAATATACTACAAATATGAGCGACCCTTTAAATATACTCGTCGAGGCAAAACGTGAATATATAGGTCAATTATGTTTACTCATGTGCCCAGTTATGATTGAAACGTACGAAACCATGTATGAAGAAGCATACAAACTTACAAAAGGTCGAAAGGTTCTTGTAATGTACCAAAAACTCTTGAAAGAGGTTCCAAATTGGAGTGATGCCATGTCTAAACAACATACCGATAATATAACAAATAGGTGTGCGTGGTTTAACGATCTATTAGCTGCAGTTTTTGTAAGTTGTGTCAAAATTTTATCCGCAGTTCGTTTGAATAAAGATAATAAGAAAATTTCATTGAAACTTCCAACGAATGAAGTTTTCATTCAAACATGTTATAACAACGCTGCCAAAGATTTATACAGAGACCCATACATTTATCACGAAACGCAAAACGAACACGCTAGAAACGATAAATTATACGAACGTTTTTGTGCGTGTATTGAAACAACTGTAAAAGAACTCATACCTGTGCAACAGATTTTACAAACGTATATGTCTCAAACACAAGAGGGACAAGATCTGGACCTCGGTGAAGCTGAAGTTGGCGACTCGGAAGACCCCGATCTTATTGATGGGTACGAAGAGGAAACATCAGAAGAACCATTCGACGCTGAACAATCTATGGAACCATCAATGGAACCTCCAATGGAACAATCAATGGAACCTCCGATGGAACCTCCGATGGAACAGGTAATGCAACCAGAACAAGAGAGGACGTCACCATTCGATAATGAATTTAAAACTATTAATACCAGACAACAACAACAACCAGAAGATGATGAAGGTGTTTTATTTCCAGATGCATCCGAAACCCGTGCAAAAAAAGTTGGGTACTATTAAATGGAGTTTGAAGACTATTTAAGAGACCCCGCATGGGCCGGAATAATTGCCGGTTTTATAACTGCAGGATACATACACTTTAAAGCAAAGATCAACAACGAAGGTAAGCTTCCAGTGAGTGCGTACACGAAACCAGCTGCACTCACCGCAATTTTAGTATTTTTTATTGTTACTAACGGACTAGGTAAGAAAGAGACCATATCAACGGAACCATTTTAATTTTCTGACTTAAAGATAACACACGTATTTACAGTATAATATGACTTCCGTAACCGCATTTAATGATATGATGGGCCAATTTCTTGTGGAATTACACAAGACATTTCCAGAAGAAAAGGGTTTGAAAAAATGTTTATCGGCTTTCGACTTAATGAAAGCCTCTAACCCACGTTTAGTTGTAGACGGGTTTATGAACGGTGTTACACCATACGCTGAAAAGATTTCCGCTAAAGACGAATCATTTTTCATTGAAGAATCCAAGAATTTGGATTTCATGAAAGGTGTAAACCTCGAAAAACATTGGGGAACCGCGTCCGAGAATACAAAAAGTGCAATTTGGCAATATGTCCAGACGCTATACATGCTTGGTACAACCATTAGTTCTATCCCAGAAGACACACTTTCTATGATTGAGACAGTTGCAAAGCAGTGTGCAGATAAAATGGGTGAAGATGGAAGTGAACTTGACGAAGCTGCATTGATGAAAACCATGCAGGGTATGTTGGGTGGTATGATGAAAAAATAAACTCACTATATATAAATGACATCTTGGTTTGAAGATCCAAAACAATTGGTTCAAGTAGACAAAGTTCACGAATTTTGGCCGTCAAAGACGCAATCTTCAGCAGACCGTGTTAACGCATCAGCTCGTTTTATTATTTATGCGACGTGTATAATTTATCTTATAAGACGCGATCCACGTATATTTGTTTTGGGTGCAACTGCACTTGGTGTTCTTTATATAATGGAAAAATCTAATATGGTGAAAGAAGGTGTTATACGACCAACAAATGTATACAATAATATAGGTAAAGAGTGTTCAATGCCAACAAAAGATAATCCTATGGGAAATGTTCTCATGTCGGATTATACAGATAGACCAGACAGACCTCAGTCATGTCATTACCCAACCGTAAAAACCCCAGTAAACAATTTTCTTACAGGTGATATCAAATACGGACCATCTCGTTCGCGTTCATCTATGCCCGAATATCAAAGAAACGCACTATCGAGACAGTTTGTAAGTATGCCAGATACGTCCATCGGCGGTACACCATATTATGAATTTATTCATGGTAAACGAGATAATACGTGTCGTCAAGACCCGAGATTGTGTAACCCAGACGCGAGAGGGGTTCAACTCGAGGCGTTCGCGGGACTTGATCCAAATGGGGATAAGAGAAGTGGTATGCATAGAGGTTCTGGGTTAGGACCTTAATTTTAAACAATTTAATGATAAAGTAGTAGATACTCGATTTCCATAAACAAAATCTTTTGTAATAATAAATGGCGTATCAACTCCAACCAGGAATGAAATTGGTTCAAGATCACGCGGTTCCAACCGTTTGTGCGACCGAAGAAGTTTTTACATATCCTCAGCCCAGTACCCTTAACTATACATCACATAGACCAAACACTATGTTATATGGTACTGCACCATACATGGCGGGTAAAGGTTCGCCAGCACAATATATCGATACATCGGATCAACTCAGACCACAAAGCACATCTCGTTTCAATAAAGTTTTGGCAAAAACGTATGAAAGAAACTTTCACCCACTTCAAAATGTCGAGTGTAAATTACCACTTAGAACACAAACCTATGAACCATCGAGTACCAGAGCTGAGATGCAAAATGGTTTGTTTCAGCAAAGATACCTCAATAAAAATCTCGCTAAGAAATAAGAATGGCTGATCCTATATCTATAATGGCTATAGCCGGCTTAGTTTATGCCGGTAGAAAATTGAGTCAACCAGACGAAAAATATACAGTAGAAGGTAATGAAATAGAAGAATCTGAAATCGTTTCGGAATTTTCGGATAGAGATGTCTCTATACAATCCGAGTATTTGGGACCTTTATCACCACTAGTAGAACCATCATATAATTCAAAACAAGAAATGGGGTCTTTCGGTCAAGTTGCTCCACAACAACGTTCTTCGGGTGGTGAAGTTTTGTCCATGAGAAATCGTATGTATGATGCGGGGAGAATGAATAATCTTTCGCCAATTGAAAAACAACTCGTCGGACCAGGTTTGGGTGTTGGACCAGAAGTTCCCGCATTTGGGGGTCATCAACAATTGTTTCGTGTTAATCCAGAGAATGTTGGTGCGTATCGCTTAACGACTTTACCTGGTAGGTCGGGACCAGCATTTGATTCCAAAGGTGGTAGACGTGGTATTGTCGGTGAAGTTTCACACAATAGACCCGAAAAGACGGCATTTTTACATGGTCGTCTTCCTCCAGTTGCAGGTAGAGCACAGGGTATGACTGGTAGAACACCAAGAGCAGAACATGAACGCACGAAGAGAACAACAAATAGATCAGAAACCGGTTCCAGAACTGATACATTAAATTTTGCGTCTGCAAAGAGAACTGTTTCTGCACTTACACGTGCTCAGGAACCAACACGAAACAAAGCTGACGGTGCTATAGAACAATATCAATATAATAATCAACCAGCCCCAGGTATTAGTAGCTTTGTCGGTGGATACTTGAGTACACCAGCGACTAAGATTGGTGAAAAGAGAACATTCGGTTCCACATACACAGCCGAGGAACTTACAAAATACGGTTTTAGACCAGACGACCGCCGAGGTAAACCAAATAGAACTGCGGGTCCAGGACGAATGAACGTTCGTGCCGATGCACTTAACCAAGGGGGTATGGTTACGAGTGTTCGTTCTGATACAACTAGAATTGACGGTCGTGTAAATGCTGCGAATGGTGCTTGGACACAGCAATATAGAAATAACGATTATCATAAATTTAATGCTTATAAGGGACACGAAAATCCAAATGCTACAAATATGAGCTTGGATACAGCTAGAAGACAGCTTTCAAGTAACCCATTAGTTCACAGTCTTTCTTAAATAACTAAAAATTATGAGATTTACACTCATTAAAATAATGCTCCTATATTTTAATGAAGGTACATACCTTAGATATAGACAGTGGTGAACGAGACCCTGTTTTGTATTCAAATCCAAGTGATTATGTCGTACATCTAAAAAACCCTATTTACGACGTAACTAAAATTTCACTTATATCAGCACGTATACATAATAGTCAGTACCTTATACACTCCAGGAACAATCAATTTGATATAAATGGAACAACAGTCACTATACCTATAGGAAACTATAGTGGTAAAGATTTAGCACAGGCTGTTGTCGATGCGTCACCCGTTTTAACGTCCGCAAATTTCGAAAAAGATACTAATGCTATAACGTTTACAGGTAGTGCCCCATTTACATTTGAATTTTATGGTGGTACAAATGGATATACATCTGGTACACCTGGATACACAACGCCACATGATATATTAGGGTTACCAGCAAGTAATGTTTCTTCTACAGGTAATACATTAGAAACGGGTAGTCTTAATTTACAAGGTGCCGATGCAATTATTGTTAAATTAAGTAGTGGTTCAGATGAATTTAACAAAACTGTGTTTTCGGAAACACCATTTTATACGGGTCGTATACTTTTCTGTGGTGATGTGATTAATTATTCGGGTGTTGACGATACAGTCGAACACAATTTTGATTCGGGATCACAAAAAACGATATCGAGTTTACGTGTTCAGTTTTATTACAGTAGTAACAATCGATTAATACCATACGATTTTAGAAATGCGAATCATATACTTAAACTCGCAGTGACGTGTTCTACTGATAAACTTGAGAATATTGCTAAAGTGGAACGAGACTTTTCTCTTCCACCACCTATGAGTATCCCCGAAATGGAGGATCCGCGTAGATGGGATGCGTTTATATCTATATTTATGGTAGTCGCAACCGGTTTATTTTTATTATTGGTTATGCGTAAGCCTAAACTTATCGAGTAACCGCGAAGATTGGTTGGGTTGGCTTTTGGACACGCGTAGAAACACGAGAGATACCGACGTAGACCAAGATGGACAAGAGCGTCGTGAACAAGGCAGTGAGCGTGTAGTTCATACCACCGTTCTTGTTGACTTTAACAACTTGGTTGACGATCCATCTCACCAAGTCCATCCACGAGAGGGCGGCGGCGAAGGAGAATCCAGCAACGACGGCGTTGAGGGATTGGGACTCGAGTTCACGAGCGACGAGCGTAACAGTTTCAGCAGCAGTAGACATTTTTATATATAGTATCCTGAGATTTTAATCGGGGAGTAAATCTTCTTCGACTAAAATTTTTTTATAACATTTGGGTTTCATATACCCTTTTAACATACCGACATTTATACAATCTATACCCGAATCAGATTCCGAATCTGTTTCTGTATCAGAATCAGATTCAGTATCATCATCACGTAATCTAAAATATTCAGAAGTCGTCGCATACCCCGTTGGTTCCGATGTGTTCATTACTATCTATAGCATTTTTTAACATTAATTCTGACGGATTTTTTGGTTCCCACGCATCCCAATTATCATACGCCATATTCATTTTGACAAACTTATATTCGCGTCCAGTGTATCTCGTAAAAGGAATTTCCTCATCTTCAAACTCAATATCTTCTTCCTCCTGGTCTTCTTCGTCGGAAGATTCTTCGTATATTTCTGGGAAATATGTTCCCATTTTCTTACCAACTTCATTCATGGCACAATATTTCATGGCATATTCCATATCTTCACTAACAACCATATCTCTACCAGAAGCCTTGGCGTATTCAGCTGCGAGAACCATAGTTCTTTCGAGTACAGGCTGAATGATGTTAATAGCAGAGTCTTGAACCTGCTCAATTAAGTTTGTGGTTGCGTCTTTTTCTTGTTGATTCATTATAAATTAAACAGTGTTTTAGCAATTCCGTTTTCTACACGGAGTATGTTATAACTTAGGCCTAAAACTCTAAGTTCTCTTTTACCATCGTTATATGGATTCAAATTTAATTTTAAATACTGATCTTTAACTAAACTAAAGTTTCTCTGACCTGTTGGATACCATCGCTCTGGTTCAAGTGCAAAACTATATGAATAGTATCTTCTAAATAATTGTGTTCTTGAATGGTGTATACCACTCTGTATTGCACGTAAGTTTATAACGTTTCCTGTAAATTTATCTAAAATAATCGAATCATCGAGTGTAAGTTCGAGATATCGTAAATGTTCGTAATTTATATATTCAGATTTAGCCGAATATATTTCATAATTTAAATCGTAATCAAATGCAGATACTAAGTTAGTTTGACTACCTACAAAACCCTGCTCTTTTGGATTTTTTGTCTGGATTAGAACGAATAGCTCTTTTATAGAGTTTTTGAACTCAAGTTTATGTTTAATATCAGTGGCACCCGAATCTATTTCTGCTGTTGGACTTTCCTGAACTTGTGTAATAATATAATCTATTTTCTCACTTAATAACTTCTGCCTTTCTTCTTCATTTATGGATACCATTTCAGTTGTTAATTTTAAATTTTTAATAAGTCCAGTTGGTTTCTGATTTGGAGTTGGGTAAAATGGATGTATATTGTCATATTTATTGTATATACAATCCTGTACATTTCTCAATTTAATAACAATTTCAATTTCTTGCCCTGTTATAGCACATATCGGTATAGCGAGTTCGGGGTTATTGTAAAAATAAAAGGGTATATCGACAAAATACTTTTTAGATGAAGTTGCATTACCAAGATATCCAATTATACTTAAATCTTTTACTTGTGTTCCCGAAAGTTCTAACGGTGGTTTACCAATAAGTTTAGATAAATTATATTGTTTTGTTTGTGTAACGTAATTATCAGAATATATAGCTAAGAAATCTCTTGGTATACGTTGAATGACTTTACCACCAATAAGAAGTTCTACATAATCAATCATAGCATGACCAATGGATTCAACATATCCTGTTCCAGAATAAGGACCATCTATCAATTGTTCAATAGCATCTAATTCAAATTTTAAACTTACAGTCTTAAGAAGATCACCTTGGTTTTGTGGGATTGTACATCGAATAGTGTTCCCAAATTCTACTTCACCTTCAACATCTACATCAACAAAGAATGGTGCAAAGTTCGTATGTTTTTGAAAATTCTTTATGAAATATGTATATTCGGGGTCGTCTGTAAAAAAGGCGTCCTGTGGACCAGATGTTTCTAATTGAACACGACCAGCCATTACTAGTATAACTGACTAAAATTTTAAACCTCCGAGACCGCTGCTTATACGTAAAACGTTATAGTTTACAGCATATACATAAACTTTGTGTCCGAAACTCGCGTCTGGTGAATCAAGTTCAATATCTATCAAATTATGTGCTATTCTACTCATGTTAACTTGACCGGTCGGGTAATATGTTTCTGGTTTCAGAGAAAAACTATAGACACCAAAGTTATTACCTGTTACCCCCGTATAATACTTTAATGGTTGTTCGTAACTGAGCATTAAATTATCAGCGTCTATGATTACGTTATTGTTAAATTTCATAGTAACATGTTTTATTGGTTCGTATTTGTATACATCATCACTTACAGCCAAAAAGAACATTTCCTTGACCGGGTTTTTAAAATTAAGCATACCAGATTTTTTAGATTCACCCACTTTAAACTTGAATTGAGACATCTGGAGTTGTGTTATGACATATTCTATAGGACGCGTAAGTAAGAAATTCCTTTCGTCTTCCGTAACGAAAAAGAAATCCGTTACAAGAGAAACCTTTTTAATTGATGATGAAACATCTGAAGGTGGATCTTTAATATCAGTACTATTTTTATATTGTATGGTAACATCTTCAAGTTTTTTAAATTTTATACGTACTTCGACGAGTTGTTTTGTTAAAGCACATACAGGTATAGCTAAACTTGGA